AGTTCTTTTCAGGAAGGAAAAGTCCTCTAATTATCGGTCCAAATTCTTTATTGCGTGCAGGTAATTGTTGTAGGTTGGGACTTGACATACTTAGTCTTCCACTGACAGTGCCTCCTGTATCAGAACGTAATTGATTTATTTCGGCATGGATTCTTCCCTTATATTCAAACTTCATTATCGAGTTTAAAAACGTGTTGTGAAATTTATTAATCTCTCTAGCCTGTACAATCAATTTAGAAATTTCATGATCAGAGTTTATTAACCAATTTTGCGTAAAGCTTGGCTCACCACTTTTTTCAGTTTTAGGGTATGTGATGCCTAATTTATCAAAACCAAAAGCAATTTGTCTTGCTGCCCAAATATCAATATCTTTTCCCACAAGTTTTTTTATTTTCAATAAAATATCTTTTTCTTTTTCAATAAACTTTTTTTGTAAAGAGGATGCTTTTTCAACATCAACTCGAATACCTTTTTTTCTCATCTTTATTAATATTGGCAACAAACGTCTTTCAAGATCCCATACAGTCTCTAAACTTTGTGAATGTATTTCATGTTTAAATCTTTGCCATAAAAGAAACGTGAGCCGTGCATCTTGTTCAGCGTAATATCCAACATGTTCTGCGGGTAACATCCACATCTCTGCTTTAGGATCAACGCCATGAGCCTGAGCAGCTTCATTCAAATCTGTCTCCGCTTTTAACTCTCCTAAATAATCCTTAGCTAAAGCGTTTAATTTATAAGTGTATCTATTCTCATCAATTAAAGCTCCTGCAATCATGGTATCAACAATTTCTCCTTTAACTTCGATACCATAAGCGTTGAGCCATCCAACATCATATTGAGCATTATGAAAAATTTTTCGACAGGGCAATGAACAAATATCATTCATGTATCTTAATACTTGTTCTTTAATTAAATTACCACCGCCAAAATGACCAAATGGATAATAGCCTTGCCACCCTTCAGTAGCAACCGCAAAGCCAATTATCTCTCCTTGGTTTGTTGCCCAACCAGCTCCCAGTCCATTATTTATGCCCTCATCCTTAGTTTCTAAGTCTATTGCAATTTCCTGTGCGTCTCCGAGATCTTTATATTCACTTGGAGCTGACCAGATGTGTTTTTTAAAATTAAATGTAAGTTGTAAGCTAGTCATTAGCCGCTCCTGATTTTTTCTGCCAAGTTGGTTCAGCATCGTCTGTTGGTAAATACACCTCAACATAAGCACCACAATTAGGACATGATAAATTTGTAACCATACAAAATTCATCACTCTCTTCTTCAATATCATGATCACCACCCCATATTAATTCTGTATTACAGTGCCAACATTTCATTTGTAATCTCTTTCTATTATCATGTCTATATAATGCTTTGCTTTTAATAAATCCTCTTTACCACCTTTACCTTTGTGTCGGCATATATATTTTATAACATTACCCTCGGCAAAAAGTATTTTGTTTTCGTTAATAAATTGTGATGGTTGTATTTTAAATACTGTGTAATATTGACCACCTCTATCCCAAAGATCATTTTTCATTTAAAAAATCCTTTTTTATTTCATCTAATAAATCCATGTACCTCAGTTTGTTTTTGTCTTCTTCAAATTCTATAGTAAGCATCATCCTTGTGCCATTGTAATTTATGACCATGTGATCCTTTTGATTATTAAATATAAACCTGCTACCAGGATAATATTGTAATTCAATAATAGAATGGCTTACATCATTATATTCTCTAAAAAATGTATATGAAGTATTAGGTGTCATAATTAATGAGTTAATACACACACCTCTAGTGGAGTCTCTGTGCCAGTTATAAATTGTTTGATTTTCCATCTTTAAAACACCCGCTTTATATTTATGTTTGCCATACAACCATATGTAAAAATCATCCATAAAAAGTATTTTTAAAGGTATTGGTGTAGCTGTAAAATTAAAATATTTTACCCATTGTGTCTTAGGGTTAAAAATTATGTTGTGAAGTTCAGGACTATAGAATTGTCCAACAGGTAATTCTTCAAAATAAGGACTGGTCATTTTCTCTCCTGTAAATAAATTAAATAATCTTTTCCGATTGGGTAGTGAAATCGAAAGTCAGTAGATAGAATATGTAAAGTATCTTTGGCTCTTGTGACGGCTGTGTAATAAACTCTTTTCTCATCTGACTTTTCTTCTTTACTTTTTTTATCATAAGTTGATGCGTAATTAGTTTTTGAATAAATTAAAACATTATTAGCTTCACCACCTTTGACTGAATGTATTGTATCAATAATTATATTAGGGTCATTTGATAATATTTTCTGACCATAATTTTTTAACAACTGAACAAAATAGGTCACTTGATTATCTTTAAAATTTCTTTTCAAAACTTCCCACCAATTTTTTTTTAAAAAAGAATCATCCATGTCTAAGCCACACCATTCTCTTAAATCTTTTAAATCAAACATCTGAGTTTCAGGTATATTTTGCCAAAACTTCGGTGTTCTAAAATTAAAATCTTTTAGTTCTCTAAGGTATTTATACATGTTTTCTGCACTATTCCTACTGATTTTTTTATTATTGCTTATCTTTGTCCAAGATTTTATAGCCTCCCATTGCTTCACATCAAAACTTTTATTTCCCTTGTTATCAGAAAAATATAAACCTACGTCTTTTGCACACATTCTTAATTCATTTACAGTTGAATGAATTCTACCTAAAATATACCAAGTGCCTTCCAACGTGTGAAAAGGTATTTCACTAAAATTTAAATATCTTTTTACGCTGCCTTTTTTTGGTAAGCAGTCATAATCTTTTTCAACACTATCAAAAATTCCTCGTCTAATAATTTGAGAAAAACGATAAATCTCTTCACCAAATCTTCTTGTTTGTCTCAGGATAACTTTGCGACCAGGAAAATAAGTGGTGAAATATTTTGGATCTGCTCCATTCCATTTATAAATACCTTGATCATCATCACCTGCTAAATAAATTTTTTTTACATTGTCTGCCATCTTATAAATGACCGACCACTGTAAAGGTGTAAAGTCTTGAGCTTCGTCTAAGATTAAAATTTCAAGTGGAGGAAAGTTTACTTCATCAATTGACCTTGCAATCATATCTGTAAAATCAATAAACGAATCTTTTTTATAGTGCTCGTATGTGTCAATCTTTCTAAGAAAAATTTCAAGACTATCTTTTCTATAACTTTCTTTTTTATAAACTAGTTGAGGTTCTTGAAGCGTGTTTCGTGCTTTATCATACACGCCTAGTGACCAATCTTTATAATGAAAATTATCATCAGACAAACGATTATCAGATGTTTTAATTATCTTAGCTTGTAATGCATAATCAAGCATACAGTTTTTAGGATCGAAAACCTCTTCTTCAAAATAACGCCTGCAATATTTATGAAGCGTTTTAAATCTTTCAAAGTCATCCATTGTGTATTGTGTAAAAGTTGCCAAGGCTCTGTCTCTTGCTGTGTCGACAGCTTTGTTGGTAAATGAAATAAAGGCAATGTCTTTTGGGTGTATGCCTCTGGCTAAATGTTTTTTTAAAACTCTTTCGATCAAGGTGTGTGTTTTACCAGTGCCTGGAGGACCAAAAATCTTAACTGTTTTTCTATACAGGTTTTTGTGCTTTTGTATTCCTGAACTTGTCATGATGTTCTTCATCCATTTCTGTAGAATTTTTATCTTTAGGTTTAATACTCTGATGACTTACAAAATCTGGCATATCAACAAACCATACATTTTTTTCACCCTCTTTATAATCGGCTCTTTTACATCCTAACATTCGTAAAGCGTCAGCCGTGGTGTTGAATGTTCGAGCTGCATTCTTTTTTAAAAATCTATCAAGAGTTAATTTTTTAAAATAGCAGGTATTTGTTTTTGAGTCTAAAACCACATAGCCATCTTTTAATTTTTCAAATTTATCCTGTTCAATGTGTGATTCGAAAAAATCTTTCAAGACGGAATAGCGTTCCTCTTCTACAGTGTCGGTGTACTGATGGTCTGTAGATTCTTCTGATTTATCGACAATAGTTTTCATAAGTAATTCAAAAGGACTAGGTCCTTTTCTTGGTTTTGGTAAAGTTAACCAATATACTCTGTGTCGAAGGAGCTTTACTCTAAATGCTTTTTCATCTTTCATATCTTCAGGAGTCACACTAATTCGCTGTCCCTTGTAATCAAACTCATACCAAATATTTTTTGTATCCTGAATGTAATTAATATTTTCAAAAAATTCTATAATTTCAGGAATAGCCTCACCAATCCCTAAGCGTCTTGTTTTACATAATTCTTTATTACAAATTGGATTATACTCAGGATGTTTTGGTGGGCATTGAAATTCATAACCGCCTTTATGCACTGACTTTGTTAGTTGCGATACTTCGTTTTTACTTAAAGATTTTGTAAAAATATTTGTGTTTCTGTGTTGTGCAATTTCTTCAAGTTGTTGTAATGTTAAAGTAGAATTTTTTTTCATTTCAAGCACAAGCACATTAAATAAAAAATTGTTTCTGTTATTACCGCTCCATCCCTCCTGAATTAATTTTTGTACACAGGGAGGATAATGTTTCCATTCACTTTCAGCTTCGTATTCTTCAACTTTTAATTCAAAAAATTTTTTAGGTTCTATCATTTGTTTTTTAGCAAGTTCAATAAATCTGCCAATCATTACAGGAGTATTGTTTTCATCAAAAGCAAATTCCATAGAAGCATTCATATTATGATAAGGCATATTTACTGCTTTATTGCATGGGAAAATTTCTTGAGCTAGAAAATATTGTTCGTTTATTTCGGATAATTTATCAGTGACTTTTTTTACATCAGCCATTTCTGTAAAAAAAATAAAAATGTGCAAGCCTCCTGATTTTGATTTTACTGGCACAAAAGGTAATTTATATTTTTTAATTATTTGTACATATTTTTTTTCTGAATAATCTTTGTAATTATTAGGATCCACATCAATGCAACCCCATTTACACTGACCATCAATTTCAGGTTTAAGACCTAATCTTATTTTGCCATTAAGATGTTGACCCCAAACGTCAGCCGTGACTGATTCGTGGATCGTGGAGTAGTGAGCTTGCTTCTTACCTCTCTCATCGTCCTCCCCAGTAAGGGAGGACTTGAGGTAGCGAGAATTGTCACTAGTAAACAATTCAAGAATTTGTTCCTTCATTAGAAAGGAACATCTGAATTGGCATCAGCTTGTTGAGCTGGTTGCTGAACAGATTCTGTGCTTGTTTTTTTATTTTCTTCATCAAATGCAACAGTCCCAAAAATATCAGAGGTCTTTGCACTTTCATAAAAAGCTTTTACGACTTCTAAAGTAGCAAGGTTGCTTTCAGGACTTAAAATTTTATCAAACTCAATAACCCATCCATACCATGAGTTTTGTGAATTTGACTCTTTTGTAGTCGTTAATTTATACACTTGACTCCAATGAGGTGGACAAAAAAATCCTTTTGATCCTTTAGCTCTTCTTGATTGAAGCATTGAAGTCCAAAGTTTGGATTTCTTTTTTTGTGTAGACTTCATAGTAATTAACGCTGTTTCAACGGGTGCATAATTTTTATCAAGTATATAAACAAAATGATTTCCTGTATCTTCAACATAGTTTCCATTTTCTAATCTATCTTTTCCGTCATCAGAACGTGTTGTTAATTTGTTGATATCAAAGTCTCTGTTATGGATAGCAATTGGTCTACCAGGTGAGTCACCTCTATCTTTCCACTCATTAAAAGTATTTATAAATAAACAAGGTGCAACTAACACACCTTCTTTACCTTTATATAAACTACCAGTAATTTCATTATAAATATCACCTTGTCTTGCTTTCTCATTAAACTTGCCATCACTTTCATCGAGAACTGGTGAATTAGAATAAAGTATTTTAAGAATTGGTAACTTGGTGTCACGAGCTGTAATAAACTCTCCACCCTCATTGGCATGTTCCTCAAGATTAAACTTTTGAGGAACGTTATTTTTTTTTTCTGTAACTTGGTTCATGATTACTCCTTCGTTTTAATTGATGTTTGGTTTGTTACAAATACTGAAAACAAATCAGTTGGAACCTTTTGACCATTTTGTAATTTTTCTCTTACAAAAGCTTTTAACGTGTTTGGTTCAACTTTTTCGTTTTGACTGACATTGTATCCTTGTTCTTGTAAATTTTCAAAAAGTTTTTTAGCATCGCTATCTTCTGCTCTACCAAAATTCAAAGACACAATATTTTTAATCAGATCACCTGCACCATTTTCTCGAAGCCATTCAAACGCTTCTTGCTTTCGAGAATCACTTGGCATGCGAGCTGAATAAATTGGTTTAACTTCAACAGTTGAACCATCGTATAATTTTAACATGGTCACACCTGCCTCTGCCATAGCCTTCGGAATTTCATTTGTTGCTAAGATTTTCTCGTCCTTTTTTAGATTAGCAAGATTCGCTTCGCATTTTTCAATTTGTTTCCGAGTGGCTAATAACTCATTGCACTTATCAGCTATGTCAACTGTAAGGCTTGTATCTACATTTACTGCAGCTTCTTTTTCTAAGTCCATAAGCACTCCTTATTTTTAAAATTTATACCTACACTTACATCAGATAATTATTTGCGTCAAGAAAAAATGTGATAAGCAATTAATTAAAAAAATATGTTAAGGAATAAAACAATAAAATCAATGACTTATAAAAAAAATAAAAAAAAACTTGTATCACATCTTAAAGCTGTTAAGATATTAATGTGGGATAATTAAATTTCACATTTACACGGAGAAAAAAAATGAAATATCAATATAATGATGGGGGTCGTTCCCAATACTTCAAAGGAGATGCTAATGATTGTGTTGTAAGAGCAATCGCAATCGCATCAGGTCTCAATTATAAAAAAGTATATGACGATCTTTACAAACTAAATGCCGAGTATGCGATTTCCAAAGATACAAAGGTGGCTAGAAGATTAAGAAATAAATCAGCCACTCCAAGAAATGGAAATTATAAAAAGGTTTACCACGACTATATTTTAAGTCTTGGTTTTAAATGGACTCCAACAATGCTAGTGGGTCAAGGTTGTAAAGTTCATTTAAAGGCAGATGAATTACCAAGTGGTGCATTTATCGCTAGAGTGTCAAAGCATCTATGTGCTGTGATTGATGGAGTTATTCAAGATACTTTTGATCCATCAAGAGGAGGCAAGAGATGTGTCTATGGATATTATCAAAAGTAATCTCTAGACTTAATATTAAACCTACAAGAAAAAAAGGAGGTGGCTTAATGACTAAAATTAGATTAACAGAAACTTTCAAACAAAGACTTTGTTCAGATATTTATATTCACATTAAAAATGGACATAATACTTTTTACAAATTAAAAAAAGTATTGGCTAAACAAAATCCGAAATTAGGTGCTAGAGAAATCCGCTCCGCACTTAGATACGGATGTAGCAGATGGACGCTTTTTAATTTTAAAGGTAATCAGTACAAGTTTTTTCTTGAAGGCAAAACTTATTCATATAAGATTGTGTAGAATGACAAAGTATAATTACAAAACACAACCTTACGAACATCAACGACAAGCTCTCATTCAGGGAGCTTGTCAAAATAACTATGCATACTTTATGGAGATGGGCACTGGTAAAACAAAAGTAAGTATTGATAATGTTGCATACTTACATCAACAAAATAAAATTGATGCTGTTTTAGTTGTTGCACCGAACTCAGTTTATAGAAATTGGATCAATGAAATTGAAACACATTGTCCTGTAAAAACCAATATTGGTGTTCACAAATTAAGTAAAAGTTTTGAAGTAAAAGATAATTGTTTAAATTTTTTCTTAATAAATGTTGAAGCGTTTTCGCATGATAGTGGCAGCAAAGCAGTTAAAGATTTTATTGCTTTTAACAAATCGAGAATGTGTGCCATTGTTGATGAAGCAACGACAATTAAGAACCGACAAGCCAAACGCACAAAAAGAATAATAGAACTATGCCGACAGATAATTTACAAAAGAATTTTAACAGGCTCTCCAATTACGAAATCTCCCTTAGATTTATTTAGCCAATGTGATTTTTTGAGTCCATCATTATTAGGCTATGATAATTATTATGTCTTTCGTGCTCGATATTCTGTCATGAAACAAATACAAACAAACGGCAGACATGTTCAAATACCTATATACTATCAAAATTTAGATGAACTTGAAAACAAATTAAAAAAATTTTCATATAGGGTGAGAAAAAAAGACTGTTTAGATTTACCTGATAAAATTTACCAAAAAAGATATGTTGATCTTTCGACAGAACAAAAAAAGTTTTACAACGATTTAAAACAATATGCTCGAACAATTATAGAAGATAATAGTGTTAGCTATAACAATAAGCTCACTGAAATTATAAAATTACAGCAAGTTTGTAATGGTCATATTGTAACAAACTCAGGAGAAAAAAAAGTTATTAAGGATTCAAAGTTAGATGAACTCATGAATATTCTTGAAGAGACCGATGGTAAAATAATTATTTGGGCAAGGTTCGTTTATAATATCGAAAACATAATAAAAAAAATAAAAGAGACTTATGGTTCTAATTCTGTTGTAGCCATTTACGGAAGTGTGTCAGTAGATCAAAGAACAGAAAATGTAAAAAAATTTCAAAAGGATGATAAGGTTAGATTTTTTGTAGGTAATCCTGTTACTGGTGGTTATGGTTTGAATTTAACAAAAGCAAATACAGTAATTTATTACAATAATACTTTTGACTTAGAAGTAAGAGTTCAATCCGAGGACAGAGCTCACAGACTTGGTCAAAAGAAAAGTGTGACTTATATAGATATTATTGCAAGAGGAACAATTGATGAGTTTGTTATTAAAGCTTTAAATAATAAACTAAGAATAAGTGCGGACACTTTAGGTGAAGAGGTTATGAAGTTTCTTTAGTTCTTTCTCCGAGGGATTGTAGAGCATGAAAGTGCTCTACTCTCTCTAACCATTTTTTCTTTAATATTTCTAAACGATCTCCTGACAAAATAAATTTTTGAAACACTAAATCTACAGTGCAAATTAGTACAACGCCTTGTTCTATTTTTCCATACATTGATTCGTGAGCCATGATGTATGCACAGAGTTGATAAAAATAATCTTCAATCCATTCTTCTCTTTTTGGTCTATTTGATTGTTTAAAATCAAGAATAGATGGTTTACCATCATACACACCAATTAAATCTGCACTTCCTGCCCATTTATCTTTATAAGATAAAGTAACTTCTGTTCCCCATACCTGACTAAATTTGTCAAGATTAGAAACAATTGTATGAGCCATCATTCTTGGCAACGCTCCGCTCTTTGATAAATTTAAATATCCTATACCTTTTAAATATTGCTCTAGAACATGATGCATTTCTGTGCCTCGTGTTGAAGCTTGTTTCGTGATCCGTGCAGCTTCATCGAAGCCTATTCTTTCACGCCACTTGTCTAATGACTCTCGTTTTTCTTTACTTTGAGTTTTAGATAATATAGTTGTTACTGAGGGTACTTTCTTTTCGGCAACATTATAAACTCTACCCGAGTCGAGATCACTTCTTGTATAGTCTTCGTAATTATATTTGTTTACAATAGAAAAATCAGTAATGGAAAAAGATTTATCTTTTCTTATAAAACGCATAATATTTTCTATAATCTTTAGGTACAAAGACAGGGACACCACCTGATTCTGTGTAAATCAAATGTCCTCTTTGATTAACTAAAAAAAAATTATCGTTTAAATATTCTGTCATTTTATTGTATTAAGATTCTTTGTCCTCAGCATATAAATTATTGAAGGTTGTCTCCCAATCCATATAGCTATCATGTTCCTCAGCACTATGTGTCCATTGACTCGGTATAAAATCTGGTGCACCTTTTCCTGTGACCCACATAGCTGGTGAAGTTACTCTTACTCTATTATTAGGTAATGCAACTATGCAGCCTTCCCAAGGACCATTTGTTAATCTTATAACATGTGATTGTTTATGCTGAGCTGCATCATCAGCAATTTCTGATCCTGTGTAATCTACTGTGAAATAATATTTACCTGTATAAAATTCACCATCTATTTTACACAGCCACGGACTAGAGGACGTTCTGTCAAATTTTATAACTTCAAAATTTCTTGCTGAACAATCCCATGGTTGTGCCAAATGAGTCTGTATAGGGGGAGGGAAGGTATCAAGAGGCTCATCTGCCACAAGAGCAGTGATAGGCATCCTTGCCCACATTGCTCCACCATGAGGATTTTCAAGTCTATTCTCTTCATCTTCACAGCCAGTGAATATAACTTGAAAGCTTAAACATCTATCAGGAATACTTGTAATTGCTGTTGCTAAACCATGGATATATTCTCCATGATATTTTCTGTGATTGTGTGTAAATTCTTTTCTAACCCAAACTTTAAAATAGGGTATGTTACTTATTAAATAAGCCATACCCCATAATAATGTCTAACTTAAAATTGGCAAGTAAATTATACTTTTACTGCTTTCATATTGTTTTGTTTTAATACTTTTTTTGCTTGTGCCAAAGTCATGGTTGGTTTGTTTGCCATGTTACCCCTTTTAGCTTTCATCATTTTAGCTCCACCTTTAGCGTAGCCTTTAGATTTCATCATTCGTCCACCCATGGCTTTCATCATTTTAGCTCCACCTTTAGATTTCATCATTCGACCACCCATAGCTTTCATGATCTTAGTTCCACCTTTAGCGTAACCTTTAGATTTCATTTTCTTTTTCATAGTATCTCCTTATAAGAATTAAATAGTTAACTGTCATCATTTTAATCAATTTTTACAAGGTAGTAAACCATTAGGACATCAAAAAGTTTTCGTGTATGGCTCTTAAAATGGGTCGTTTTTTGCCTAGTTTTTAAACAGACTTGTGTTTAACAGCAAAAGAGTCAATACTCCAATAACTGATATGGCAAGTGCCGAATAAGCACAAAACATTAAAAATTCTTCTCTTTCTTTTTTCTTTTTTGCAATCGCTGCTATTCTTTTTTTCTTAATATCTGTTCGTATTGCTACAAACTCACTCCATGCGTTAGGAGCACCATACAACATAAACATTTCTCTGAGTTGATTTTCCATGTCATGGACTTGTTTTAATTTAAAGTATGTATCAAGAGCTTCTTCATTTGAAGAAGTAAACCATTTTGATTTTTCTTTTTTATGCTCTTCCTCCACAATACTCATTTGCTTGACAAACTTAACTATTTGTCCAGATAAACTGTGAAGTTCTTTACCTATCGAAACACCTTGTTTGATCGCTCCAAAGGCAGCCGTTGCAATTGTTAATGGATCCATAATAGTTTTATATTATCCTATAATGATCGTAATTACTACTCTCTACGAAACCACCAACGGCTTTTTTTAACTTTGTGGGTTCTGATCTCTTAGCTTTAATCTTAGTCTCATTAGTCTGTGGAAGGCTTCCTCCTGTGTCATCGGCTCTTCCTTTGAGAATGCTTTTGATTGCATCGCTGTATCCTTTTGGCTCACTTTTAACTCCTAACTTTGTGTACAAACCTTGTTCAAAATACCATAACACGGCTTGAATATCTCTTTTATTATATCCTGTTAAACTAGATAAGTCTTCAACAAACTTTTGATTTCTTTGCATCTCTGCAACATTTCTTGGAGTCTTATTCTGATTTTTTTTACCTGCCTCCATTCTAAACATATTGCCTGAATGTCTGTCCATCATTCTTGTAAACCATATATCGGCTACTACTTCATCACCCTCCATACCCATCATATTCTTCATAAATTTACCTATTTTAGGTCCAAAAAGATTCGCTCCAACTATTTGCTCATCTTTTTTTCCTGAGAAAGGTTTTAGACCATACTTTTCTGCAATCTGTGATGCCTCTCTTCTAGTCGTTGGTGTGTGCAGAAAATCAAGAAAGGGTCGTAACCCTTTATCTTGTATGAAAGAATTTGCAAATTCTAAAGCTTTTGTGTTTGTTTGTGCCGTCCAAGCTTTTGGTTCTCCTGCTATCTCTGGTTTACCAAATTTTTCCGCCTCTTTTTTTGTGTACACACTAAATGGATTTTTTGATGCTACAGTGCCTGTATTTAAATAATTATCAACAATTTTTGTAGCAGCTGTAATATCTTGACCAACAGATGTTCCAGAAGAAAGTATAGCTGTTAGGAACACAGTTAAATCTTTTGCATCTTGATTGTTTTTGAATTTTGGATTAACTTCATCTAATAGTTTCATTGTTTCCTTAATGTCACCATCATACCAATCAAGACCTGTAACTTGTTGTTTAATTTGATAATCAAAATCTTTTTTGGCTTGTTGGAGCATTTGATCATATTGTTTTGGATCATCAAAATTTAATTTAGTTGGTCGATCAAAATAATCATATATATCTTGTATTACAACTTTGTTAGCCTTAGATGGTTTTACAAACGACTTTTCGGTAGAAGTCATAATGTCTAGACCAAGTAATGGTTCAACCTCTAAATTATTTGTTGGCAGTGAAGCTATGCCTTTTTCTTCAGCCTGCATTTTTGAACCTGCAAAATTAAATTCATCAAACATTTTCTGGTGTTGTATCAAATCTGCTTCAGATAAAGGATTTTCATCAATTAGTTTTTGAGGATTTAACGGACCATCAGCTCTATATCCTGTTGTTAAGTATTTTATATCAACGGCTATTGTTGGTCTGCCACTATCAATTGCTTCTTGAATACGATGATTACCTTCTAACACAAAAGGCTCACCTTTATGATTTACAACAATTTGTGGATTTGTATAAGGTTTGTATCCTTCTTTAGCGATACTATCTTTTAAATTTTTTAATTTTTTGGAATCTTTACCTGTTGGTGTTTTAAGCCTCTTTTCTTCTCCTTGATATCCTTTTATTCCTTTTAACTCTTCTGGTTTTAAGACTACATTTGTTGAAGACATAGTAACACCATCAAATGATCCAACATTAAATTTATCAGCACTTACACCTCTTTTTGGAAACCCTTTTGCATCAGTCAAAGATTTATGCTTTGCTCTTTCCTCTTGCATAATTTTATCTGCTTCTGTTTCTTCTAATTTATAGTCAGAGTATCTAACATCGTTCATTTCCCTGCCTCTAACAACATAATCGCCTTTCATATCACTTATACCAACTGTGGCTGATAGTCCTCTTTGTTTTTGTTCATTTATTTTATCTCCAATTTCTTGTAAGTTTATTTCTTTTGGCATAAATTTTTGGACTAATTTTTTTCCGACACCTGAAACAGTTTTAGCACCCACTGCTATAGGTAGTGCAAATTGTGCAAATGGAGAAGCGGCTAAAGCGACATCACCTGCTCCACCTAAACCTTGTAAAGCACCATAAATACCTTGAGTAGCCGCCTGTTTGTAATTACCCTCTTGAAAAGATCGTTTTGCTTGTTGTAAATTTACCAACATACTTGGTTCATAGCCACCTTCAACATCAGGAAATACACCTAAAACATCACCAACTCCTGCACCAGGTGCTGCTCCTAATGTTAGTTGAGTTGCAAATTTTCCAATACCACCTGTTCCGCCCTCACCGCCTTTAAGACCTGCTCTTCGTTCTCGTCTTTTTTGAATGGGTGTTTTATTGTTGAGAAGTTCTTCTTTGCTCTGTTGTCTAAGCTGTTGTTCTTTTGTAGAACCACCCATGAATGATGCAATACCTTGAACCATAACTAACCACCATATAGAATACTAGCGACTAAAGTTGCTATAACTGTTAGCAAACCTCCTAATAACCAAAACATAAGTCTGTCTATCTTACCATCGATTTTATCAATATCCTGATGCATGTGATGCAGATGATTGTCTTTAATATTGGTGACTTCTTTCTTAACTCCCTCTACATGTCCGTACAAAGAAATAATATGTTCTTTCGTTGTTTTAGGATTAGCTTTAGACATTAGGTTTCCCCTGAGCTATGAGTTGTCCCATAGAGTCTTGAGGAAACAATGCTCCAAATTGTTGTGCTTGCTGTAAGTTTGCAAGACCGCCTTGTGGAGGCATAGGTGCTTGAGCCGTGGGCATTGGTGCAGGAGGCATAGGAGCCATTCCCATGTCTTTTGCTCCTTGAGCCATGGCTTGTTGTGCATTCTCACTTTGTAACAGTATATTGACATCAGGTGCTGTGGGACTGGGAGCTATTTTCATAGGTTGCATTTGTGCTGTTTGTATCTCTTCAACATCAGTTGGCTCTACATTTTCAGATAACTCTTCAAGTTTTTCGCCACCTATTTTTTCATCTCTTAATTTGTCTCTTAAAAATGTTGATGTTGTGTTACTGATCCACGGATTTACTTCCATATTTAATAAGAAACCATTGATGGCTTCTATAGCCTCTTTTTTGTAAAGCTCTTCTTGTCCTGATTTAAACGCACTTTCAAGCACAGGAGTCATTCTGCCTACTTTACCTAATAAAGAAAGGTTTGGTTTGGCAAGATTCATTAATAAACCTCCTTGAGTTAAATCGGCAAGCATGGTAGTTAGCATATAACTTGTGCCTGAAGGATTTATTTTTTGTTCAGCAGCTATCGTTGGTACAACTTTATCTTTAAAAACTTCAATTGCTTGTAATTCGTCCTTAGTAAAAAGTTTTTCTGTTATTTCTTTTCCTTCATTGAAAATCGCATTGTAATTTTTTACTATACTAGTTCTATTTACTACATTATTTTTTAAAGGGTCTTTACCCATAAATGCTTTTGCTAAAATAGCATCTTTTAATTTATTCATTATTTGATCATGTGCATTTGCAGGCAAAATTTGTTCAAGTTTATTTATTACTTGCACCATTTCAGAAGGATTATTTAGTTTATTATGACCAAATAATACATTCGCAACTTGCTGTGGACTTAAATTTTCAGTTGTTAGTTTCTGTAAAATTGCATTGACTTTTCTTTTTGCTAAATCTTTTGTTTTAGCTTGACCTGTAAGACCAATGTAATCTTTATAAAGTGAAGTAGCTTTTTGTAAATCTTTAATTAATGTTTCATCACCAACTAAAAAACCATTATCTAAATTATCAAATACTTGTTTATCTAAAGAGTTTTTAATTTTTCCAACATCTATGGCTTCACCCTTTTCTGAATTTCTTAATAATTTGTTAATGCTTTTTTGAATATTATGAATATCTTTTAATGTTTTAGTTTTTGGTAAATCATTGTTAATGATATTTACAGCCGTTTTAAGTTTAGGCATTTGATTTAAAACTTCAGGTGTAAGGGCAGATATATCAGCATCGTTAATAATCTGTTGAACCACATCATCAACATTTTGTTGATTAACAGTGACTACAGGTTGATTTGTTTCATCTACTGCATTAGTAACTTTTTTATACAAATTACTTGCTTCTTTTTTTATTTTTTTTGCTTCTGTTTGTGCAATATCACTAACCTCTCTTACAACATCAAGTTCAGGTGTTGGTGACTGTAATAGATCAGGTTTACCTGATCCAAATTTTTCTGCTAACCCATCTGCAATATCTCTAATAGTATTTAATTGTTTTTCGTCAAAATTTTTAATTATTTCATTAGCCTCTTTACCAGCAACACTTGAAAATCTTAACAATTCTTCTTTTGATTTTTGAATTATGTCATCATCTCTTTGTCCAACAGTCAAAGGTATTTCTTCTTTCGCAACTCTTTCCCCAACAACATCAGCCTCTTTCAATATTGTTTCACCTTTAATTTTATCAAAACCTGGTTTGTATCTTGGAAATGCTAATTTTGCTATGTCAAGACCTTTTCGTGTTCCTGTTCTTACACCTCTTCCAAGTAAAGCAAATGTAGGAGGTAATAATATATCGGTAGCCGTTGAGATAGCTCCTACAGTACCAGCTTGCGATAAGTATTCGGATATTGTTTTGTCCTGAGCTTTTTGAGTTTCAGGAGCGAGTTGTGAATCAATACCTTCTGCTGCTAGTTCTGTAGCTCCGTATAAACCTATACCTGCTGGTATCTTTGTTGCTGTTTTAAAAAATTGCACTGCTTTTGTTGCAGGCATAAATTTAACGATTTCTGACACGAAATTTCCAAAATCCGTTACCGATAATCCTTTTTTATTTATATAGTAGGGTTGTTCATCATAGACAACAATTGGATTATTAAACTTATCTACAAAAGCACCACCATATCTTTTATCATTTTTGTTTAATCTATCAATAACTTCTGCTTTGCCAAAATCACTTCTAGTGAAAAAAACTTGTAAATTTTGTGGTAAATCTGCAATATTTTGAAAAAAAGTTTTACCTGTGTCAATGTCAGTAATCTCAGGATATTCAGGAAACTCAATATCTGATTCAATTATTCTTGGATCTTTTTTTTTACTTTTTATTTCTAACATTAATTATTCCTCACCCTCAAATAAAATACCACCCATACCATCTGTAACTAGATAACTAGATAAAGGCTGACCATTTGATGAAATTAAAGGTTTACCTGTTGCTTTGTGTATATTTACTACAACTGTTCCTCTAGGTTGACTGTTAAACCATTTTTTGATTTGTTCTGTATTTTCAGGGTCTCCATCATAAACTGCAAATAGACCTTGATCTTTTTCAGTAATTAACTTTTGTATGTCTTGATCTCTTATTTCAGGATCTCTTCTAATTGCGTCTAAAGTGATAGATTGTGCTTTAAGAGCATTTCTTTTAAGGTTTTTAAGCATATAAAGATTAATATAGTTTGCCTTTGGCGTATTTTTCAAATTTATTGCTGCATTTCTATAAGCCTCAAATTCCATATCAGAGGTTGAACCTGAGCCTGCTATTCTCATTTGAGGTGCAAGTGCATCAGACGCAGATTTTAGTATCTCTTGATTTGATAACTTTTCCATATCTGTAGGACTCAGTTTCAAAATACCTGCAGCTAATTTTTTAAAGGGTAAAAGAGCAGACTCCACTGCACCTGTTTCTGTTACTTGTAAAATTCTTAAAAGTTCAGACACTCTTGGTTCTAGTTCTCTAAATGAAGCTTGAGCTTCAGTCATTCTTTTTTGCACTTCTTTTGATCTTGCTTCAGCCACGCCTGCCAAAGGGTCTTTAAAATCTTTCTCGGGAAGTAAAGACACTCTTGAAAGGGGTGCTCCTGCCCTATCAGGTTGTTGACCTACCAACATCAATCCGATTCCACCTTTAAAAATAGTGCTACCAGGTTTTTTATCTGGATTTACCAATTCCTTTAAGACAAGTTCATACCCTGTCGTTTCTGGAGTAATATTTTGTTGTCTCAGAAACTCCTCAGCTTCTTCTCTAGTCGGAAAATATTGTGCAATGTTTAAAGGCGTACTTTCAGTTTTAACAGGTTGTTTTGAAGAAAAGTCAGAATAAACACCAACAAGTCGGTTACCTTCAAATCTCTCAACTATCTGAACTTGTCTATTGTTTTTAATTACAGGTCTTCCAATTAAATTTTGATTGTTGGTTCCGACAATTTGTTGTATTTCAATATTGTTAGGGTATCTTTTTTTTGCCTCTGCTATGGATATGTAAGTAGCAGCTCTGTCAAATTCTTTTAGAGAGGCTGCTTTTGACGAAGGATCTTTATAAGGCACAATCGCTGATGGATCTACTTGTGATATTGCATTTATTTCTGCTGCTGAAAGTTGAGCTCTTTGGTCTGGTTGAAATGTTTTACCATCAAGTGTAAAAGGTTTTGTAAATTGTATGTCTGACCTTTTTGTGACTTTAGTATCTAAGCCTTTTGCTTCGAGCTGTTTAATAGCCATAATCTGTTGAGGAACTCTTGCTAAACCTCTGCCTGCTGCTTGTAAAAAACTTGTAAAATTACT